TTATACAGTTTGCGGGTATAGTACCAGCGAGTAAGAAAACAAGCCTTATTAACTTTATCAGTCAGTTTTTCTATATAAGCCAATTGAATGGAAACTACTTGCTTTTTAATACTATCGGTAACTATATTACATGCTTCCCAAAATTCGGAAGCAGCTTTAGCCATATCACTAAAAGCATTAACAAAACCGTTAGCCAATTCTTCTACGTTCATATTTTCATCCATACCTTTTAAAAGAGTTATAAAATAGTTCTACAAATTGTTCCGGCGTATTGATTTCACATTTTTGAAACATTACCGCCTTAATATACTCCGGCTTCGACAAAGAGATATTAACGCCGGGTTTTTCTTCTTTCCATTCCATACCTACCCTAAAGCCGTAACCGTCAAAACTACCAGATACCCGGTAAACCTTACCGCCTTCCAACCATTCCAAAGAGAAAGCCCCGTTCTGCGGGTTCATAGAAATACTGTTAAGTGG